CGATGAAGAAGTTGCCGCGTTGAAGGAAACATATCATCTGGAAGGATGAGACCTTGAGGCTAGCATCAGACATAATGGAAAAAATAGCATCACTCTGCGCTGCGGTGACCATGAAGATGCAGGGAGTCAGAGCTGAAAAAAGCTGAGGTCGTTTTGGCAAGTATTTTAATCGTGATAAAGCGGTGGTATGTTGTTGCGCTGACGCCCGAGTAAGCAAAAAATACATTGGCGCAGATAACAGCTTAAACTGTATAGAGAATGTGTCTTGAATTGGGCAAGATTTTAAGCATCGTGGAGGCAAAAGGCTGAGGCATTCTGCTTGTTTTGATGCTTGAAAGATAGCTTCACACGGATTTCCCACTGTGTATACACAATTTTCACGGCTTATTCCTGAAAATTTCCATGTGCATGTACTTGTCATTGCACCATTCTCTATGGTACTCTTAATGTGGAAAAAAACAGATGTCCTGTACGGTTGTGACACAGGAACATCTGTTTTTTTATGCTTTCGCGGCCCGCAGACTTCTCAATAGGACACGGAGGAATACTGCCAATGGAAAATGAAATGACTGGTTATATTTTAACGCTTCTGGAGAATTATGCGAAAACGACCAAGGAAATCGAAATGCTGCGCTATGAACTGCAGCATTGTAATATTGTTTCGCCAGAGGAAATGATCGAGACACTGGCGTTGTCTCGCCGCGAGAATAATCCGGACAACAGTTATCCCCATGACGTTGCAGGTATCGCGATGTGCTTCCGGGAGGTAACGGACCGGCTGAACAAAGATGCTTCTAACGAGGTTGCAGCACAATATGTAGCATTGTTTCGCGAACGGGAACGTCTACAATACTATATCAGCCTGTATCAGCCTGTTGGAGCATCGGGAAAGCACGGCTCTGAAGGAGCATTATTTTTTCCAAAAAAGCTGGACGGAGATCGCTAAAGGTCTTGGCGCTACCAGAAGAACTGTTTATAAAATACGCGCTGAGGCCATCGACAATCTGGCAAGCTTCTACAGATTTACAAAGCAAGTGTTTCGTTTATCGTGAGAAGCCTTTTCAAGAAAATAAAATGTGAACAGGAGACAAGCAGGGGAAGACCTATGATTTGATCCAGAAAAAATACTTCCGCAATAACTTACGGAGAATAGCACATACTTAATCTCACCCTTTCAAGAAATCTCAAAAAGGCAACAGTTTTAATAGGAGGGAATATGAGCAGACAGGAAATGTTTCGAGAATATCCGGACGTTGTCAACATTGAACAGCTTTGTGAGATGCTTGGAGGGGTCAGTGTTAAGGCCGCCTATCAACGTTTGCACAGTGGAGAAATCGCGTTTTTTAGAATTGGAAGGGGATTTCGCATCCCCAAAGAGGATGTAATCAGGTTTGTACGAGAGACGTCTACACGAATAAAAGATGTTTGACGTTCAAATAAGTCTTTTGGATTGAATTGCACTGATTATGCGGCGATGATATAATAAAGCTAGTCATTGGCAGGAATATCGCCGCTACCGAAAGGAGGAGCATATTCAATTATGGTAGCCGGACATCTGCAAATTAAAAAAGGAAAATACTACATGGTTCTCGAACTGAAAAGTGAGAGCGGCGAGAGAAAAACAAAATGGATCAGCACAGGACTAAGTGCAAAAGGAAATAAGCGGAAAGCAGAAGCGATGCTGGAGGAAGCGCGTGCAAATTACCAAAGCACAGACGCATCAAACGGTGCAGATATACTTTTTGCGGACTATATGCTTTCTTGGGTCGAAATTGTGAGACCAAACCTAGAGGAAAATACATACGCAGGGTATCGAGGTATCATTGAGAAACGCATCGCGCCCTATTTTCGCTCGAAAAAGACTACGCTTGGGGAATTGAAGCCCATCCATATTCAAGAGTTCTACACATTCTGCCAGAATACACTGCATGTAAGTAACAATACTGTGATTCATTATCACGCAAATCTGATGAGCGCATTGAAGTACGCGACGGAAATGGAGCTGATCAGCGTAAATCCAATGGGCAAGGTCAAGCGGCCAAAGCTGATTCAGAATACTGCTAATTTTTATACGCTGGAGGAAGCAGAGCATCTGATTTCCGCGGTGCATGGGGACCCTATCGAATTTCCTGTTATCATGGCGGCCTATTATGGACTGCGAAGAAGTGAGATCGTTGGACTTCGTTGGAAAGCCATTGATTTTGAAAGTGATCGTATAACAATTGACCACACGGTTATTCAGGTAAAAGTTGATGGGGAACTCAAAATCATAGCGAAAGACCGCGCTAAGAACAAAGCAAGATGCAGAAGCTTGCCGCTGATGCCGCAGATCAAAGAGATGCTGCTCCAGATGAAAAACGAGCAGGAAGAGAATCGAAGGCTTTGTGGGAACTGCTATCATGACAGCGAATATGTATATGTGAACAAGCTTGGAACTCCCTACACGCCCAATTACATTACAGACCATTTTCGCAATTTTTTGAAAAAGAATGAGTTCCGGAAGCTGACCTTTCATGGGTTACGACATAGCTGCGCCAGCATGCTTCTAAAGCAAAGCGTCGGCATGAAAGATATCCAAGCCTGGCTGGGACACAGCACCTACAACACTACAGCAAACTTCTATGCACATTTGGACACAGCATCCAAGACCTTAGTAGGCGAGGCAATGGAAAGCATGTTAACCGTACCACTTAGCACGCCGATGGATGGCTTGCCGGGACAATCGTCAATCCACCGTTGGCAGGCGGCATTATAAAAAAGAATCAGGGCAAGCAATGCTTGCCCTGACGGTGGTGCCGCTGACGGGACTCGAACCCGTACAGTATTTCTACCGGTGAATTTTAAGTCCACTATGTCTACCGATTCCATCACAGCGGCATATGAAAACTGTAAATTCCAGACAGGAGAGAACTCAGGAGAGAACTGAGCTATTGATTCGGGAAATGAAAACTGAAAAACGCTTGATTTTACTGGGGACTTAAGGTTCGGCGGGCAAATAGACCCACCGGATTTTAAGTCCCTTGTGTCTGCCATTCCACCACACCGGCAGGTGGGAATATTTTAACACTGAATGGCGGGCGCGTCAAGGATAGAAATCGGGGCTGGGGCGGAAGAATGGGCGGAAGTCCGGTTTTTGGGACAGTATGACGTTCGGGCGGATAGAAAATTTCACCGATTCTTTGTATGTTCTGCCATATTGCAAAAATGGAACAAATGTTTTAATATACAAACACTGCCTCATACATCAGCTGCCGGAAGAACGGAACGGAATTTTAGGAGTGGATGCAGAATGACGAAACACCGAGCAGACAGACAGGACGCATGGGAAACGGCGGACGAGCGGATCGTCCGGCTGTTTGCGGCGCTGAGCCGGGAGGAAAAACAGCAGTTTCTTACTTTTTTTGAAAACGCTCTAAAAACGCGATCATGGCCTGCTTCAGATCATCGTCAGCATGGGAAAGAAGCTCCCTGAGCTGTGCGTCGAGCGGGTCCTCCTCACCGGACGGTGCGCCGGTGGGGAGTGTTTTTTTATCCGTCGCGCCGGTGAGGTAGGCGGGCGTTGTGCCGAGGGCGGCGGCGACGATCTGGAGCTGGTCGGCGCTGGGCTCGGATTTGCCGGCCTTCCAGTCCTGGCAGACGGTCGGCGTGCGGCCGATGCGGCGGGCGATGGACGCCTTGGTCACGCCCGTCTCGCGGATCAGCGCTTCGAATCTGCTATAAATAAACAAAACAGACACCTCGCATTTGTGCAAAATAGAGAATCGAATAAAAATGCGACATACCTCCCTTGACAATCGCATATAAATGCGATACACTCAGGGGGCAGCTGCGGAGAGCGCTGCGGGCCGGAAGCAAACAGGCCCGTGGGCCAGGGAATCAGAGGGAGCGGCGCCGCAGCCGGAGATTCATGCAGATTTATTGTATCCGGCGCGGCGCGTTTTGTCAACTGCGTATCGCATAAAAATATGATTTCGGGAGGTATGGGAGGATGATGCGCGGCTGTGTCTGCCGGTGGTGCGGCGAGGCTGTCACGGAGGCGGACGAGCGGTATGAGGCGATGGACGGCACGGCGGTGCACGCGGAATGCATGGAGGCGCTTTTGCTGGAGACGGTGGGGGTGGAGGCACTGGCGGAGCGCATGGGGTATGAACACAGACGGGAGGTGGAGATGGATGCAGAACGGAGAGAAGGGCTTTGAGCCGGTATGGTGCCCGTTTTACCGGGAGGACAGCGGCAGGAGCATTTACTGCGAGGGAATCACGGACGAGAGCTTTCTGCGGCTGACGTTCGCTTCGGGGCGGGCGAAGCGGCAGCAGATGGAGATCTTCTGCCGGACGAAAAACTGCGAGAAATGCGAGCTTTATACGGCCATCAACGCGAGGTATGCGGATGACTGAGGAAAAGGGCGGAAGAACGCGGAAGGACCCCATCGGCAGAGCGTCCGGGAATCTGGAAAAGGCGCTGGAGACGATCTCGAAGCGGCTGCTGGAGCAGATCAAGGACGGCGAAACGCCGAGCAGGGAGCTGGGCGAGCTGGCAAAGGTGATGAAGCAGGCGGTCGAGATCCGGCAGGAACTGCAGGAGGAGCACGGCGGGCAGGAGACGGGCGTGCGCGTGGTATTTGAGCGGGAAGCGGAGGAATTTTCGGAATGACGGAGCTGCGGATCGGCGCGCCGAATGAGAAGCAGAGGCGGTTTTTACTGGACCGGCACCGGCACATCGCCTACGGCGGGGCCAGAGGCGGCGGGAAGAGCTGGGCTGTGCGCACAAAGGCGAAGCTGCTGGCGCTGCGGTATGCGGGGATCAAGCTTTTGATCGTGCGCAGGACGCTGCGGGAGCTGCAGAACAACCATATCGACCCGCTGCGGCAGGAGCTGGCGGGGATCGCGAAATATAAGGCGGCGGACAAGCGGTTCGAATTTCCAAACGGGTCGACGATCACGTTCGGCTACTGCGCGTGCGACGGCGATATGGGGCAGTATCAGGGCGCGGAATACGACGTGGTGTTTCTCGACGAGGCCGGGCAGCTGCAAAAGGCGTGGATCGACGCGATCAATGCCTGCGTGCGCGGGACAAACGGGCTGCCGAAGCGGACATACTACACGCTGAACCCCGGCGGGCCGGGGCACGGATATTTTAAACGGCTGTTCATCGACCGCCGGTTCGAGGCGGGAGAGGAGCCGGAGAATTACAGCTTTGTGCAGGCGCTGGTGACGGACAACCGGGCGCTGATGCGGCAGCAGCCGGAGTATTTGAAGCAGCTGGAAACGCTGCCGCCGAAGCTGCGCGAGGCGTGGCTGTATGGGTCGTGGGACGTGTATGAGGGGCAGTTTTTTGAGGACTTCCGCGACGTGCCGGAACACTATGAGGACCGGCAGTGGACGCACGTGATCGAGCCGTTTGCGCCGGACAAGGGGTGGACGGTCTGCCGGAGCTATGACTTCGGGTATGGAAAGCCGTTTTCCTGTGCGTGGTGGGCGGTCGATTACGACGGCGTGATCTACCGCATTCTGGAGCTTTACGGATGCACGCGGATGCCGAACGAGGGCGTCAAGTGGACGCCGGACCGGCAGTTTGCCGAGATCCGGCGGATTGAGACGGAGCATCCGTGGCTCAAGGGCCGGGAGATCACGGGCGTGGCGGACCCGGCGATCTGGGACGCCTCGCGCGGGGAAAGCGTGGTGCAGACGGCGGCGCGGTACGGCGTGTATTTTACGCCGGGCGACAACGAGCGCATCGCGGGCTGGATGCAGTGCCATTACCGGCTGCAATTCGACGAAAACGGGTACCCGCGTATGTATGTATTCAAAAACTGCAAAGCATTTATCCGGACGGTGCCGCTGATGCTGTATTCACAGACGCGGCCGGAGGATCTGGACACGGCGATGGAGGATCATGTGTGCGACGAATGGCGGTATTTCTGTATGTCGCGGCCGGTGAAGCCGATGATGCAGGCGCAGACGGCGGCGGTCTGGTCAGACCCGCTGAATCAAATCAGAAGCTAGGAGGAAGCAATGGAGGTACGGACAACAGGCGTTCCCGTCATTGGGGCGCGGGAACTGCGGCGGGCGGCGGATATTCTGCGCCGCTACAAGCAGGGCAAGCAGAATCTGGAACGGCGCATCATCGCCGACGAGGACTGGTGGAAGCTGCGGCAGTGGCGGCAGTTTTCGGATAAGGGAAACCCGAATGACGACCGGCCCGCGTCCGGGTGGCTGTTCAACGTCATCATGGGCAAGCACGCGGATGCGGTCGCGGCCTATCCGGGGCCGGTCATCCGACCGCGCGAGCCGGACGACCGGCAGGAGGCGCAGATGCTCTCGTCGATCATCCCGTGCATTCTGGAGCAGAACGACTTTGAGGAGGTCTATTCCGACACGTGCTGGCAGAAGATGAAGCAGGGCACGGGCGTGTGGGGCGTGTACTGGGATCAGGATAAGCTCGGCGGACTGGGGGATATCTCCATCCGGCCCGTGAATGTGTTGAATCTGTTCTGGGAGCCGGGCGTGACGGATATCCAGAAGTCGCAGAATGTGTTTTATCTGGAGCTGGAGGACAACGAGACGCTGCTGGCGGCGTATCCGCAGCTGGCGGGGAAGCTCGGCGGGAGCAGCGCGGTGCTTTCGCGGTACCGGACGGACGATGCGGTCGATCTTTCGGAGAAGACGCTGGTGGTGGACTGGTATTACAAGAAGCGTGTGGGCGGAAGGACCGTGCTGCACTACTGCAAGTATGTGGGCGAAACGGTCCTGTACGCGACGGAGAACGACACGTTCATGCCGTCGGTCACGCGGGAGGCGCGGGACCCGGAGACGGGCGAGACGGTTCTGGTGCAGACGCCGGTGCGTGCGCCCGCGTGCGAGCGGGGGCTGTATGACGACGGGGAGTATCCGTTCATCTTTGACCGGCTGTTTCCCATCGAGGGCTCGATCTGCGGGTACGGCTATATTGACATCGGCAAGGGCGCGCAGGAGCAGATCGACCGGATGGATCAGGCCATCGTGAAGAACACGATCATGGCGGCGACACCGAGGTGGTTCCGCCGCTCGGACGGGTCGGTCAACGAGCAGGAGTATGCGGACTGGACAAAGCCGTTTGTGCACGTGGACGGGAATCTGGGACAGGATTCTCTGCAGCAGGTGCAGGTCAATATGCTGCCGGGCATCTGCGTGCAGGTGCTGAACAACAAGATCGAGGAGCTCAAATGGACGACGGGCAACACGGACGTGACGAACGGACAGGTTTCGTCCGGCGTGACGGCGGCCTCGGCCATTGCGGCTTTGCAGGAGGCGTCCGGGCGCAGCTCACGCGCGTCGACGCAGTCGGCGTACCGGGCCTATGCGCGGCTCATCCGCATGGTGATCGAGCGCATCCGGCAGTTTTATGATCTGCCGCGCAGGTTCCGCATTGCGGGTCTGAGCGGGGCGGAGGAATTTGTGTCCTACTGCAATGCGCGGCTGAAGGCGCAGAGCATGGGGCCGGAGGCGCTCATGCGGACGCCGGTGTTCGATGTGACGGTCACGGCACAGAAGCACACGGCGTATACGAAGCTGGCGCAGAATGAGCTGGCGCTGCAGTTTTTCCAGCTGGGCTTTTTCCGGCCGGAGATGGAGCAGCAGGCGCTGGCGTGCCTCGACATGATGGATTTTGACGGCAAGCAGCAGATCTTGCAGAAGCTCCGTTCGGGTGCGGATGCGGCGGCGTGGCAGCGGATGGCGCTGACGCTGGCGGGACGGTATGAGCCGGAGCTGTACGAGCGGCTGGCAGGACAGCCCTCGCCGGAGGCTCCGGGGACGGTTCGGACGGCGAAAAAGCAGGACGCGGAACCGGCCAGAGTGCAGCAGGCGCGAAAACGCGCCGGAGAGGCGGCACAGCCGGGATGATCGAGGTATGGCTGGACAGAACGGCGCTGACGGTGCGCGGCCACGCGGGTTTTTCGCGGTACGGCAGCGATATCGTCTGTGCGGCGGCGTCGATGCTGGCGTTTGCGCTGGCGGAGGCGGTGCAGGCGGCGGGGATGAAAACGCCGCCGGTGATCGAATCGGGCTGCGGACGCTTCCGGCTGGAGGCGTTCGCGGACGGACAGGAGCAGGCGCGGCTGGACGGGATGTTTGAGACGGTTCGCGCGGGATACCGGCTGCTTTCGGCGCGGTATCCGGAGCATGTGCGGGTTTTGGGTGAACGTGACCCTGAAAATATGATGCAGAGACCCGAGCGTCGCCCGCTTGAAGGGCAGAAGGAGGAAAAGGATGAAAAACTTTGATTGGCTGCAGGCATTTGCGATGGAGCAGCAGGAGCAGCCGGAGCCGGGCGTATCGGCGGACGCCGCGCCGCAGGATGAGCAGGAGCGCGCAGAGGCGTTCCGGGCGCTCATCCAGGGACCGTATAAGAAGGACTATGACAGGCAGGTGCAGATGATCGTGCGCGAACGGCTGAAAAACTGCGCGAGAAGTGAGCAGGTGCTGAAGTCTCTGGGGCCGGCACTGGAAAAGACCTTCGGCGTAGATGCGGCACAGCTCACGCCGGAACAGGCGGAGCGGCTGGCCGCGTGCGCACCGGAGGGGAAAGTCCCCGTGACAAAAGAGCAGCGCGAAGAGGCGATGCGGCAGGGGTATGAGGCGCTCCGCGAGCAGTTTGCGGCGGTGCGCGAGGCGTATCCGGGCGCGCAGCTGCACGAGGAGCTGGAAAGCCCCGTGTTCATGCGCCTTGTCATGCGCGGCGTGGATGCCAGAAGCGCTTACGAGCTGACACATTTACGGGAGCTTCGTGCAGGCGCGATGGCATACGGCGCAAGACGCGCACGCGAGGAGCTGACGGCGGCCATGCAGGCGGGTTACCTCCGCCCGCGCGAGAGCGGCATGGCCCCGGCAGCGGGCGGCGCATTTGCCGAGAGTCCGGAGCACTGGTCCAGACAGACGAGAGAGGAACTGAAGGCGCGGGCCAGACGGGGCGAGACCGTCCGGCTCTGAGAAAAGGAGAGATTTTAATGAATCTGAAGCAGGAACTGAATTTGCAGCTGTTTGCCGACGCGGGTACGCTGGTGAACGCCAGCGGCAATTACGTGAACGCGTATTCCGGTGAGACGAGCGCGTTCCCGGATGGCGGCGGTATGACGGCGTCCATGAAGACGTTTTACGACACGGAGCTGCTGGAAAACGCGCGTCCGGAGCTCATCCACACGCAGTTTGCACGCAAGCAGGCGCTGCCTGCCGGACGCGGCAAGACCGTGGAATGGCGCAAGTGGAACACGCTTGAGGACGCGGGCGCGCTGACCGAGGGTGTCATTCCGACAGGCCAGAAGTTTGGCCAGAGCGCTGTGACGCAGGCCATCACGCAGTACGGCACGTATGTGTCCGTGTCCGACCAGCTGGAGCTGCACGCCATTGACGACGTGATTCTGGGTGCGGCGGAGGAGCTGGGCGCGTCCGCCGGTACGACGCAGGATAAGCTGGTGCGCAATGTCGCCGCAGCGGGCACAAATGTGCAGTACTGCGACAAGGTCGGCACGAACGGCGCACATACCGCCGTGACCAGCCGCGCAGGTCTGGACACCACCGCGAAGCTGACACCGGACGAGGTCAACAAGGCCGTGACGCTGCTCAAAAAGCTCAAGGCCCCGAAGATCGACGGCAAGTACATTGCCATCATCCACCCGTCCGTGGCATACGATCTGCGCTCGTCCGAGGCATGGATCGAGGCGCACAAGTATGCGGGTCTGACGGAGCTGTTTACCGGCGAGATCGGCGAGCTGCATGGCGTGCGCTTCATCGAGACGACCGAGGCCAAGATCTTCAACGGCGAGGGCTGCCCGGTCAAGACGGCGGCGGACGAATCCAAGGGTACGCCTGCGGAGTATTACAGCGTCTATGCGACGCTGTTTCTCGGCAAGGACGCCTACGGCATGATCGACCCCGAGGGCGGCAATCTGGAGATGATCATCAAGGACAAGGGCCAGGTCGGCGGACCGCTCAACCAGTTCTCGACGCTGGGCTACAAGTTCTCCAGCGCGGCGAAGATCCTGTATGAGGATCGCATGGTGCGTGTGGAGAGCTGCGGCGCGTACTCTGCCGAGGACGAGGCAAACTGAGGAAACAAGATGGAGACCGGCGCAAGCCGGTCTCCGGAAAAGACGGGACAGGAAGGGAGAATTGTCATGGAAAATGCATTTGCAAGTATGAAGACGATCACGCTGCCGCGTGCGTGCGGCACGGAGCAGCAGTCGGTGTTTGTCTGCGTCAACGGACGCACGTTTCAGGTGCCGCGCGGCAAGGCGGTCGAGGTGCCGGAGCCGGTGTATGAGGTGCTGGAAAACGCAAGACGGCAGTTGGAGGCGGCACGGAAGCTCGAGGATGAGCTGGCCGCCGGCTGAGGGCTGCGGACAGAAGAAAGGAGGCGGGGCGCATGACCATCCGCGAGGCGCTTGAGACGGTCGACCGGCTCAAGCCCAACCAGTATGGGAGCGCGGACAAGCTGCGCTGGCTGTCGGAGCTGGACGGAGCGGTGTACCGCGAGATCCTGACGCAGCATGAGACGCAGACGGCGGCGTTCGCGGGCTATACGCCGGAGGCGGATCTGGACGGGACGGTACTGCTGATCGAGTGGCCGTATGACGAAATTTACCGGTGGTATCTGGAGATGAAGATCGACGACGCCAACGGGGAGATGACGAAGTACAACAATTCCGCCGCCAAGTACAATATGTACTATCAGGCGTACCAGAACGCGTACAACCGGGCGCATCTGCCGAAGAGCGAAGCGGCGTATATCAAGCTGTAGGGGGGATAGCGGGATGTTTTATCCAAAGCTGACGGAGCAGCGGCAGCAGACGCTGACGACCGAGGCGTTTCTCGGCTATGACCACGATCTGAAGCTTTCTGACGGGGAATTCTACGACATGGAGAATCTGACGTCGGACTGCTATCCGCTGCTTGCGCCGAGAGTGCGGCGGGGGACGGTGCAGGCGCTTTCAGGGGTGCAGGCGATCTGCGCGCGGGATAAGCTGTGCTGGGTGCAGAACCAGGTGCTGTACATCAACGGCGCTTCCATGGAGGCGTATATGCCATCGGTGAACATCACGGCGGGAGAAAAGCAGCTCGTTTCCATGGGCGCGTATCTGTGCATCTTCCCGGACGGGATCTACTTCAACACGGAGGACTACTCCGATAACGGGTTCATGGGGCATGAGAATACGGTCGACGCGGCGGAAACGCCGATCAGCGTGTCGCTGTGTCTTGCGGACGGGCAAGCGCTGACACTGAGCTTCTCGCAGGTGGCGCAGCCGGAAAGCCCGTCGAACGGGCAGTATTGGCTGGACACGTCGGGGAGTCTGCACACCATCAAGCAGTGGGCCGAGGCCTCGGGGCAGTGGGTGTCCGTGCCGACGGTGTATGTGAAGCTGGCGGCAAACGGCATCGGCAGGGGATTCAAGCAGTATGACGGCATTGAGATCTCCGGGCTTTCCGGGAACGAGCAGCTCAAAAAGCTGAACGGCAGCCAGATTTTATACGGCGCAGACAAGAGTTCTATCGTCATCGTGGGGCTGATCGACCAGGCAGCGGAGGTCACGAGCGGGACGGTGAAGACGGCCCGGCGCGTGCCGGATATGGACTTTATCACCGAATGCGGCAACCGGCTCTGGGGCTGCAAGTACGGTGTGGCGGACGGGAAGACGGTGAACGAGCTTTACTGCTGCAAGCTGGGCGATTTTAAAAACTGGGCGTGCTACCAGGGGGTGGCGACGGATTCGTGGCGGGCCAGCTGCGGCACGGACGGAAAGTGGACGGGCGCGGCGACGCTGGCGGATAGCCCGATCTTCTTCAAGGAGGACTGCTTCCACCGGGTGTATCCGTCGGCGACGGGGGCGCATCAGGTGGTCGTGCAGAAATGCGCGGGTGTGCAGAATGGGTCAAGCAAGAGCCTCGTGGTGGTGGACGACCGGCTGTATTACAAGTCGCGCATGGGCGTGTGCGTGTACGACGGGAGCCTGCCGCAGGAGATCGGCGGCTGCTTCGGCACGGTGCTGTATGCCAACGCGGCCGCGGGCGGTGTGCGCGGGAAATACTTCATCAGCATGGAGGATGCGGCGCACAGCTGGTCGCTGTTCGTCTACGACACGCGCAAGGGTCTGTGGCACCGGGAGGACAGCACGCACGCAAGCGAGTTTGCGCGGGTCGGCGACGAGCTGTATTTCCTTGAAAATGGAACGCTCAGGACCGTTTACGGCACAGCCGGGACGAAGGACGGGCCGGTCGGGTGGATGGCGGAGACGGGGATCATGACGTATGGCCTTGTCGGAAAGAAATACGTCTCGCGCATCAATCTGCGGATGCAGCTGCCGAAGGGGTCGAGCGTCGATTTCTGGGTGCAGTATGATTCGGACGGCGTGTGGCGGCACTGCGGGCACATTGAAGGCCGGGGGCTGCGGACGTTCCTGCTGCCGGTCCGGCCCGCACGGTGCGACCATCTGAAGTTCCGGCTGACAGGGAAGGGCGAGATGAAGCTGTTCAGTCTGGCGAGAGTGTTGGAGGCAGGAAGCGATGCGTAAGACGGGAGGTGCAACATGGGTAGTCTGACACTTGCATACCCGTCCATCGCGGGGAAGACGACGCAGGAGCAGCTGGAGAGTATGCGGCGGTATCTGTGCGGGATGGCGGAGCAGCTGAATCTTGCCGACTGGTCGGCACGGGCGGCGCTGACGGAGATCGCGCAGGCCATCGACGCGGACGGGCTTTCCGAGGAGGAAAAGAAGACGACGCTTTCCGGCTATGCGGCTTTAAAGTCCCTCATCATCAAGACGGCGGATTTTGCGGCGGCGAATTCGGAGGTCTGGTCGGCGAAGCTTGCGGGGAATTATGTCGCGGCGTCGGACTTCGGGACGTATCTGGAAAAGACGCAGCTGACGATCGAGGGCAATTCCGTCGGGATCAAACAGCTGTATGATTACACGGCGGGCGTGAACAACGCGTTTTCCGTGAATGCGCAGCAGTATATCAAGACGGGGCTGCTGTATTACAACGACGTGACGCCGGTGTACGGTGTGGGCGTGGGCAATATCGAGACGACCGTAACAGACGGCGGCGGAAGGATCGTCGACCGGACAAAAAACGAACTGCTGACCGTGACGCCGAAACGCATTTCCTTCTGGCAGGAGGGGATGGAGGTTGCGTATCTGTCGGAGAAGAAGCTGCATTTCCCGTCCGGAACACTGGAGGCGTACAACGCGAAGCTGACCGGGACGATCACGGCGGCGGCAGGCTCGGCCTTTGGGCCGTGGACGATTGCGGACGGGAGCATCTACCGCGTGGAAAACGTGTTCGGCAGCAGCGCGGGTATGTATTTCGGGACGGGCGGCCTCTCCGTATCAGACCGGTTTCAGGTGGACGCGAACGGATATCTGACGTGCTCCGGCGCGACGATCTCCGGCGCGATCAGGGCGACGAGCCTGAATGTGACGGGCGCAAGCATCACGGGGCTTACGGTCGATGCGGCAAACGTCACTGGCAATTTGTCTGCTTCGCGTATCAACGGCGGTATTCTGGATTTCAACAACTTTTCGGTCAATCACCTGTCGGCAAACGACATTACGACGGGGCTTTTATCGGCGGATTATATCAAGCTGGGCGGCGATATGGCGGTATACGATGCGCTGAACAGCGGTACCGTCGGCGGGTGGCTCGGCTATACGACGGGCGCTTACGGCGGCGCGGGGATCCATATGCAAAGTGGGCTTGGCGAGGTCGTGGCGACGGCGAGCGGCGCGAAGCTCTGCTACGGCGGCAATACGCTCTCCGTCACGGAGGGCGGCGCGCAGACGAACTGCCGAATGGCGGTAGGCGGCGATCTGGTCGTGAGCGGCAGTGCGGCGCCGTCTGTTGACGGCGCGGGCTCGCTCGGGTTTTCCGATTACCGGTGGTCGGTCGTGTACGCGCAGACGGGCACGATCACTACATCTGATCGGGAGAAGAAGACGGACATTTCGTATGCGCTGGAACGCTATGACGCGCTGTTTGAGAAGCTGCGTCCGGCAAGCTACCGGCTGAAAAGCGGCACGTCCGGCAGGACGCACACGGGGCTTGTCGCGCAGGATGTGGAGCAGGCGCTGCGGGAGTGCGGATTGACGGGAAAGGACTTCGCGGCCTTTGTGAAAACGCAGAGGGAAGACGGCGGCGCGGACTACGGCCTGCGCTATGAGGAACTGATCGCCCTGTGTATCCGGCAGATCCAGATGCTGCGGGAAAGAGTGAGGAAATTGGAGGAAACGGCATGAGTAAGCTTTCGAATGCGATCGGCGCGCTGCGTATGGGGCTGGTGGAGGCGATCAACGCCTCCGGGCTTCCGCCGTGCGTCGTCGGAATGGTGCTCGATCAGGTGCGCGAGCAGGTGCGGCTGCTCGAGGCGCGGGAGGACGCGGAAACAGAGGAGAAAAAGGAGGAGGACAATGGCGCTTTACAGAGTGCAGGGTAACGGAAAGGCTCCGGCAGGGCTGCAGGCGGGCGACGAGGTCGTGACGGGCGGCGGCACATACCGCATTCTTGGCGTAAATGCCGACGGCAGCTACCGCAGCTCGCTCAGCAACAAGTATCAGACGATCTATAACTATCGCGGCAGCTACGGAACGGCTCCGGCCGGTCAGACGGACACAGCGCAGGTCAGAACGCCCAGTTATACGCCGTCCGGCGCGGCAAGCGAGGCGAAGGCGGCGCTGGACCGGGTGCTGTCGGAGAAGCCCGGCAGCTATACGTCCCGGTGGGACAGCGAGCTGGACGCGCTTTATGACCAGATTGCGAACCGGAAGGCATTTTCCTACGATCTGGGTTCGGATCCGCTGTACCGGCAGTACCGTGAGCAATATCAGAGCGCGGGACGGCTGGCAATGGAGAACACAATGGGGGCGGCGGCAGCGCTCACGGGCGGCTATGGCTCAAGCTACAGCCAGCAGGCGGGGCAGCAGTCGTATAACGCGTATCTGCAGAAGCTCAACGAGGTCGTGCCGGAGCTCTACGCGCAGGCGCGCAGTCAGTATGACCGCGAGGGCTCGGCGCTTTCCGAGCGCTATGCGCTCATCAGCAGCCGTGAAAAGAGCGACTATGACCGCTACCGCGACCAGGTGTCGGATTATTACGCGGCACTGTCCGACGCGCGCGGCGCGTATCAGAGCGAGGCGCAGCGCAGCGAGAATCTGGCGCTGCAGTATGCGAAGCTGGCGAACGACAATTACTGGAATGAGCTGAACTATCGCTCCGACCGGGAGGACGCGGCGAACGCGCAGTACTGGAAGCAGCTCGCCTACGCGGACAAGCAGGCTGCGGCGGCGGAAAAGGCGGCGCAGGCCCGGCAGAAGGCGGCGCAGGCGGGCACGGCGAAGGACAAGCAGACAAAGCGCTCGTCTTCCCTTGCCAGAGGCAGAGGCGAAAAGCGCGGCAGAACGGCGCCCGGCACGGCGCGCCGCGATGAGATCAACTGAAAAGGCCGGAAGGAGGAGAACAGATGACAAAGCTTCCGGGCGCAAAGCCAAGCCCGCGCATTGCGGGCGGTGTGCTGCGCTGGTACGCGGGCGATACGTTTTCTGTGACGCTGGCGCTGGAGCTGCGCGATCAGGACGGCGATCCGGTCACGGTCGGCGCGTCCGACAGTCTGACGGTCCGCTTTTTTGACGCGTCGCACGCGCCGGTGCATACGTTTCAGTTTGACCGCGTGACAGGCGGGCAGGCAACGCTGACGTTTGACGATACGGTCAGCGCAAAATTTCCGAAGGGTGCGTATTTCTATGACATTTTGTATACGCACGGCGACAAAACAACGCTTGCGCGGGACAACCGCGCGGCAGCAGAGTGAGGTGCGGATATGCGGGTAGAGATTCCGAATACGATCACAGCAACCATTGGCGGACTGATCTCCAGAGGCGTGAAGGCGGTTGAGGTCACGGACGGGGGACGGCTCGTCTTCACGCTGACGGACGGCAGCACCGTCGATGTTGGAAGCGTCGTGGGGCCGCAGGGCGAGAAGGGCAGCACCGGCGCGCAGGGCCCGAAGGGCGATACCGGCGCGCAAGGCCCAAAAGGCGAGACGGGTGCACAGGGGCCAAAAGGCGAAACAGGCGCGCAAGGGCCAAAGGGTGAAACAGGCGCGCAGGGTGAGAAGGGCGACACCGGCGCACAGGGTCCGAAGGGCGGCACCGGCGCACAGGGCCCCAAGGGCGACCCCGGCGAACGCGGCCCGAAGGGGGAAACCGGCGCACAGGGTCCGAGGGGCGAGACTGGCGCGGGCTTTCTCGTGAAGGGGTATTATGAGACGGCCTCCGCGCTGGAAGCGTCCGTGCAGGCGCCGATGGCGGGCGACGCTTACGGCGTCGGTACGTCGGAGCCGTATGACATTTATATTTTCGACGGCGTAACAGAGAGCTGGATCAACAATGGGCCGCTTCAGGGCGCAAGGGGCGAAAAGGGAGACAAGGGCGACCCCGGCGCGGACGGTGCGCCCGGAAAGGGCGGCGCACAGGGCCCGGCGGGCGCGGACGGTACGCCGGGGCAGGATGGCACAACGTTCACGCCGTCTGTTTCTGCAGCCGGTGTTCTCAGCTGGACGAACGAC